CGAGAAAAAAGAAGAAGCGAAAAAGCGCCGTGATGCTGAAGAGCTGGCAAAGAAAGAGGCCGCTGACTTAGCCAAGAAAAACGGCGATACCGAGGCGTTAGAGAAGAGCTGGCAAGAGAAATACGACAGCACGATTTCTGAGCTTAAAAGCCAGTTTGAGCCAAAGGTAACAGAACTTGAGGGCTTGTTAAGCAACGCCACAGTGACCACTCAAGCCACACAGATGGCTGCTGAGCTAGCAGTTCCAGGCAGCGCTAAGGCGCTAATGCCGCACATTGAAGCACGCCTAGCAATGGATATTAAGGATGGCAAAGCCTCCACTATTGTTACTGATGCAAATGGAAAGCCTTCCGCATTAACACTGGAAGAACTCAAAAACGAATTCATTGGTGATCCGGCCTTTGCGCCGCTCATCGTGGGATCAAAAGCTACTGGCGGCGGGGCCAACGGTGGTGACGGCGGGGCCGGGAATAAAACCTTAAAACGCGCTGACTTTTCTACCAAATCTCCGAATGAACAGATGGAGTTTGTGAAGGGCGGCGGACAAATTATTGATTAATGGAGTACTAAACAATGGCTAATACCATTACCAACCTTATCCCCGACCTGTATACCGCGCTGGATGTAGTTTCACGTGAAATGGTCGGCTTAATTCCTGCTGTTAGCACCGACATGACTTTTGAACGTGCGGCAAAAGGCCAAACAGTTCGATCTCATGTGGCGCCTGCTGCAACGGCAAGTGACATCACGCCAGCGGTTGATTCGCCAGATGACGGTGATCAAACTATTGGCAATACGGATATGACCATCACCAAAGCTAGACGTGTTCCTGTACGATGGAACGGAGAGCAGTCTTTGGGCCTTAATAATGGCGGGCCGGGAGTCCTTAACGTTAAGCAAGACCAGTTTGCTCAAGCAATGCGCACACTGGTCAACGAGGTTGAGGCTGACCTCGGTGCCTTGCATGTTAATGCTTCTCGTGCCTATGGTACGGCAGGGACTACGCCTTTCGGAACTGCGGGTGAATTTTCCGATGCTTCGCAGGTGATGAAGGTGCTGAAAGATAACGGCGCACCTGGCAGCGATAATCAGCTGGTTATCGATACTTCTGCTGGCGCTAACTTTATTGGCAAGCAGGCCCGTGTAGACTACTCTGGTGATGAGACCATTCAACGCCAAGGTATTCTATTACCGCTGTCTGGTTTTGATCTGCGTGAGTCTGCGCAAATCCTTACTCCTACCGCTGGTACTGGCGCATCTGCGACAACCAATAATACCGGTTACGCTGTAGGAGACACAGTGATTACTCTGGCCTCTGCGGGTACAGGTACTATCCTTGCGGGCGATGTGATTACTTTCGCTGGCGATACCAACAAGTACGTTGTAGCCTCTGGTGATGCTGATGTGTCGGATGGCGGCACAATTACACTTGCGGCTCCCGGCTTGCGTAAAGCTATTGCTGCATCTGCGACTGCTATTACTGTGGTGGCAGCGGCTGCGCGCAATATGGCGTTTAACCGTTCTGCGATTGCTTTGGCGACTCGTGCGCCGGCTTTGCCTGAAGAGGGTGATTCTGCGGAAGATCGTCAGATCATTACTGATCCTCGCTCTGGCTTGAGCTTTGAAATATCCATGTATAAGCAATACCGCCAGGTGCAGTATGAAGTAGCACTAGCTTGGGGCGTTAAAGCCGTGAAACCAGAACACATGGCGCTGTTGTTAGGCTAAACTTAACGGGGGCTTCGGCCCCCTATTTTTCAGGATAGAATTATGGACGTTATGAAAGTGAAGCCTTGGGGTAAAGGCCAGGGCGATTATGTGGAAATCAATGCTGAGGATTTCGATCCAAAGCTGCACAAAAAGTACGAAGATAAGGCGACTGCAAAGTCTGCTGAGAAGAAAGAATCCAAGTCTGAGGATTAATTTGTGTCTATTGTCGTTGAAGATGGCTCTTTAATAACAGGTGCCAACAGTTATATTACTGAGGCTGAATTATTGCTTCATACGTGTTATAGAGGGCTAGAACTAACTGTTAAGCCGGAAGTATTGATATTGAAGGCGATGGATTACTTTGAGACATTTTCGGCGCGGTTTATTGGTCAGAGAGTGCAGCGAGATCAAGCATTATCGTGGCCGAGAACTGATGCGGTTATAGAAAATTGGCCTTGGACAAGTACCGAAATCCCCCGTCAGGTGATTAATGCGATTTTAGCTCTATGTATTGAGATTAATGCAGGTGAAGACCCATTTAATCCGTCAGAAGCCGCCCTGCCTGCGATTAGAAAGAAGGTAGATGGCGCAGTAGAGGTTCAGTACGCGAATCCCAGCCAAGCCTTGAAAGTAAGCAAGACACAGCCATCACGAACACACATTAATTTACTGCTGAAGAAAAGTGGTTTATTTGCGGTAAGAGCATAATCAAGAAATATTAAAGCCAACAAAACACAAAGGTCACTTCGGTGGCCTTTTTTATTGCCTGGAATTTATATGTCCTTCTACTCCGATATGGCAGAAACCGCTAATTCCTTAATTAGTGAATTTGGCCAAACCATAACGTTAAAGCGGAAAGCGGCGGGAACGCTGAATAAGGTCACTGGCACAGAAACGGGTGCAACAACGAGCTTGCTGAAACCGAAAGGCCTGATTACACAATACAAGAATAACGTCATCGACGGCACACGCATTCAAGGCGGTGACAGGTTGGTGATTTTAGATAACACCCAAACGCCCGTGATGACTGACCAAGTACTTATTGGTACAGAGTATTGGAACATTGTGGACATTGTTTCCAAGAATCCAGCAGGGACGGCTTTAGTGCATTTCGTGCAGGCTAGAAAGTGAGCTTTACCTCAGACCTAAAGAAGTTTCAGGTCAAGTTTTCTGAATCTAATGATGACTTAATTCAGGGTGTGGAGATTGCGCTGTTTAGCGCGGTGATTATGGATTCCCCTGTCGATACAGGTCGCTTAGTCGGTAACTGGCAAGCCACAACAAATAACGCTGCTACGGGAACTCTTGAAAACAACGACCCAGGTAGACAAGAGACAATCGGTCAGATGACTGCTTTTGTCGAGACCCTTTCGGGCGGACGTATTACCTATTTCACCAACAATTTGCCTTATGCGGTTCCTATTGAGTATGGACACTCCAAAGGGAAAGCCCCTCAAGGCATGGTCAGGCGTAATGCCGCGCGATTCCAGCAGCTAGTCAACGAAGAACTCAAGAAGCGATGACACACAAAATAGATTCTGCACTGATTCAAGCCTTTGAATCTGGTGGGTTCGGCCTCGCCTATACGGTAGAGAATCAGTCGGAAGACCCACCTACAGGAACGCCTTACGCACAGTTATTCATCCTCCCCAATCAGCCCACGGTAAGCACGATGGGCGACAGCGGTCAGGACTTAATCACAGGGCTTATGCAGGTAAATCTTAACTATCCCATAGGGGATGGAGCGGGTGAGGCCAAGCAAAAAGCTACAGAAATTAGAGAAGTATTTAAAGCGGGCTACCGGCCAACCTATGACGGCCAGGAAGTCTTTATCACCAGTTCGGGTAGGGGTATTGCCCGCAATCAAGATTCCTGGTTCCAGGTAATCGTCAACATCATTTGGGAAGCAAGGGTAACAAGATGACAATAGCAGCAGGCGTAAACAAACTTGTAGCGTATAAAAAGGAAAGCTCTTTCGGTGTTGCGCCAGGGGCTACCGGGGCAAAGTACATTCGGCGCGTTTCCTCTGCGTTGGATTTAAACAAAGAGACGTATGAAAGTAACGAAATCCGTTCAGATGGGCAGGTTGCTGATTTTCGGCATGGCGTTGGCTCTGTAACCGGGCCTATTAATGGCGAATTATCGGTTGGCACATACAATGATTTCTTCGCCGCAGCACTGAGGAAAGATTTTCCTACAGCAACAACAACTGGTGCAGTGGCGGTTATTGCGGTAACGGGTACAGGCACAGAATTTACTCGTTCAGCGGGATCATTTTTAACAGATGGTTTCAAGCTTGGCGATGTAGTTAGCGCGACAGGGTTTACCGAGGCCAACAACAACAGTCATTATGCGCTGATAACGGGATTAACGGCAACGGTAGCCACTGTTGTCACTCTTGACGGTACAGTGCTAACAGATGAAGCTGAAGGCGATACCGTTACGCTTTCCCTGGTAGGTAAAAAGACGTTCGCAGCAACGTCTGGTCAGACAGATGACTCTTTTGCCATTGAGCACTTCTTTTCAGACATTAACCAAAGTGAACTCTATTTAGGTTGTAAGCCGCAAAATATTGCGATTGGTTTGCCTCCTTCGGGTATGGCGACTGTCAATATCGGTTTTATGGGCAAGAGTCGCACCAATGACACATCGGCCTACTTCACTACCCCAACAGCGGCAGGCACAGACCCTGTTCTCGCTTCAGTCAACGGCCTTATGTACGTAGGTGGTGTGGCCGTGGCCTTAATTACAGGCATGGATATCACCATTGACACAGGGCTTACAGCAGAACCTGTTGTTGGCTCTAACGCTTACCCGGCGATCTTCAGAGGGAGAGTAAAGGTCAGCGGGAATATGAGTGTCTATTTTCAAGATGCCACGTTCAGAGACTACTTCGATAACGAAACCGAAGTGTCTATTTATGCCGTGTTTAAAGGTGGTTCTACCAAAAATACAGACTTTACATCGTTTGTTATGTCCCGCGTGAAAGTGGGCGGATCGTCTAAAGATGACGGTGAAAAAGGCTTGATTCAGTCAACACCCTTTACAGCACTACTTGACGGCAATGGTGGTGCAGGTAATACCACTGAATACACCACAATAAGCATTCAGGATTCACAAGCATGATGGATCAATTTTATACCAGAGATAAGGCGAATGAGGGGATCAAGATTCCCCTTGTTACGCCAGATAACAAAGAAACAGAACATTGGCTACTTGTTCGCGGTACTGATTCTGATGCTTTCCGTAATGCTGAGAATGAAGCAAAGCGAGCTATCATTAAGGCCGCTGGTGAAGATAAAGATAAAACGGACAGGAGAGAGAAAATATCTTCTGCGTCAAAACAAGGCTCCCTTGATGTGCTTGTGGCCGTTGTGAAAGACTGGTCATTCCCCGAAGAGTGTACGCCCGAAAACATTAAAGATTTTCTCACCAAAGCCCCGCAAATCGCAGATCAAATTGATAAGGCGATTGCTAATAGGGCTTTTTTTTTCGCGGTGAAATCGAAAAGCTCATCCAGCACGCCAAAGAAGAATTCAACCTCTGGAAGCAAGTCGAAGGCTTCAGCCAAAAAGAACACCTCGAAAACGTCTGGAAAAGCACCGGAATAAAGCCGGCAGAGCTAGACATAGCGCCATGCCCCGAAACCCTTGCCTATTTGTTTGCTTGGTTCCTTGAGCTGGCAGGGTCACAACTTACCTACACCGAGATATATCACTGGTCGATCTTAACCCGCACCAATATTCGTGCTTGGGAGGTTGATGCGCTGATGTCGCTTGAAAGGGTATACAGAGAAGCTAATGGACCAATACGCAAATCTAAAACTTAAGGTCGACTCAACCGATGTTGATGAAGCAGAAAGAGAGTTAAATGATTTAACGAAAGCCGGCGCTCGTGCAGAGAAAGCCACAGATTCGTTGGCGGCATCGTCTAAAAAGTTCTCCAAACAGACGAAACAAACAACCGGAAATGTCCGGCTGATGAAGGGCGGCGTACAGCAGTTAGGCTTTCAGGTTCAGGATATTGCGGTGCAGCTACAAGGCGGCACTAACGCAATGGTTGTACTTGGGCAGCAGGGTTCTCAAATTGCTTCCTTATTTGGCCCTGCTGGTGCTATAGCAGGTGCAGTGCTTGCCATCGGTGCGGCGGTTGGCGGGACGCTGGTAAAAGGAATATTCGATGCTAAGTCGGCTACAGACACGCTGGAGGAGTCGCTTGCCTTTCTTGATCTAACTGTTAAAGAAACAGAAGGCGGGGTCATCTCTTTGACTAAAAGGGTTGATGAGCTTGCGAAGGTTAATGGGCAGGCGGCTTCTGTGGAAATAAAAGCGGGCATCGTTGCCGCGCTGGACGCTATCTCTGCCTCAGCGGAGCTGGCCTCGGAAAAGGTGGATGATTTTCTTACGCCGGGATTCCTTAAAGACTCGGGCCTTATTATAAAAGCGTTTAAAGATATATCTTCACAGCAAAGAAGTGCTGGTGACGTTGTTGCTGCTTTCTTTGATGACAACAGCAGGTTCCAAAAGATTGCTGTTGTTGATGCAAGAGACACCCAGCAGGCTGTAGGGGACGTTGTTACTAGTTACCTGAACTTAGCGTTAGCAGTCGAGAGGCTGGAAGAAAATTATGGGGCATCAAGGCAAGAGGCTGTCGCAATGGCCCAAGCGTTTGCTCTTGTTTCTGAGGACGGGTCTTTAAGCAATTTACAGAGGCTGCAATCTGCTGTTGATGGTATAGCTGATAATAGTGGCGCATCAGACAAGATTGTTAAGTTTGCCGCAGATTTAAGGACATTTACGCAAGAAGCTGAGGAGGCGGGAGCCAAGTCAGAAAAACTGAATGAGTTGTTGTCCCAGCTTGAGGGCGGAGAAGATGTATCGTCAGACAGTCGTGCATTTACTGCTCTAAAAGAGCGTTTAGAGGAGCAGGTAGCACTTTATGGGAGCGTTAGTTTAGAGGCGCAAATCTTACACAAGATAGAGTCTGGGCGGATTAAAGACTTAAAAGATGGTCAGGGTGATGTTCTTCTGGGATTAGCCAGAGAGCTTGACTTGAAAAAGAGTCTTGCCGAGGCAGAGAAAGAGCGTAAGCGGGAGGCAGATAGATTAGCCGCCAAGCAAAAAAGAGAAGCTGAGGCTCTAGAGAAAAGGTTAGAGCGTGAAGCAGAACGTGAGAAGGTTGCTCAAGAGAGGAGTTTTGAGAGGACTAGGCGTTTCCTTCTGTCCGAAGAAGAAGTGATTAAAGAAAGTCACGACAACCGGCGCGATATTATCCTAGCAAACACTCAAAAGGGGTCAGAGCTACAGCAACAGCTACTAGAGAGGCTTAATACAAAAACCTCTGAGTCTATGCAGAAGCTTAGGGATGGCGTTGAAACCGAATGGGAGTCGTTGGCGCAAGGTACTAACGACATCTTAACGGACTTTCTTATAGATCCGTTTGAAGACGGTCTTGGCGGGCTTGTGGAGTCTTTCAGCAAGATGCTGCTCAGGCTTCAGGCAGAAAAAGCTGCATCGGGTATCACAGACTTCCTTTTCGGTGAGGGTTCGAGTGAAGGAAAACAGTCTGGAGCAGGGCTATTGTCAGGGATAGGTGGTTTTTTAGGCTTTAAGGATGCCGGTGGCCACATTGGAGCCGGCCAATTTGCGGTGGTTGGCGAGCGCAGACCAGAGCTAGTAACTGGGCCAGCGAATGTTATTGGTGGTGCGGAAACCGCAAAACTGATGAATTCAAATAATAGCAATACCACCAACATCAACATCAACTATTCAGGCACTGGTAACAAGGCCGAGGATAGAAGGGCGGCGGGCGCATTTGCGAGAGATATTAATAACCGGATCGATAGTGGCAGGAGGTACGGCTAATGTTTTTAGATGAACGCATCACTGAAAAGCTATTGTACGGATCTGGCGCGGATCAATATTATTCGACATACAAGCATGAAGTCTATGGCGGAAGAGATTATAGGAAGTCGCGCCATCCTTATGAGCTTTTTCGTAGCAACATGCTCGTTCTAGATATGGACGATGATCTGCAAGCCGCAGTTGTCATGTTCCATAAAAGGACGCTGGGGGGGGTTAAATCTTTTCGTGTAAAAAACCCGTACTACTTTAGTACCAATAATGGTACAGAAGTGCCGACCTATAATGATGGTAAGTGTGAGGCCGGCGTTTCAAGCTGGCACATTACTGACTGGTATGACGATGACTCTATTAGTACAGCGCCACGCAGAAGA